CTAATAATAAATATGTCCTTAAGTCAATAGTTTTTTGATGTTTTCGGTAATATTTATCTATAAAATAAAACTTTTAGAAATCAATTTAAAATGGCGACAGCAAACAAAGTATTCGTTTCTCCAGGTGTTTACACATCTGAAAGAGATTTAAGTTTTGTGGCACAGAGCGTGGGTGTAACTACATTAGGTATTGTCGGTGAAGCTTTATCGGGTCCAGCATTTGAGCCGATTTTCATCACAAACTTTGATGAGTATACAACTTACTTCGGTGGTACAAATCCAACAAAATTTGTCAACACACAGATTCCTAAATACGAGGCAGCCTACATTGCTAAGGCATACTTACAACAGTCAAATCAGTTGTTCGTAACAAGAGTGTTAGGTTTATCTGGTTATGACGCGGGACCATCATGGTCAATAAAAACAGTAGGAAACGTAGATAGTTCAGGCATTACTGCAACTGCAGTATCAGGACCATTTATTGTATCATTCTCAGGTGTATCAGGAACAAGTAGTTCAATTGAAATTACTGATTATTCTGCATTACCTGCGGCAATACAAAATATTATATCTGACCCTTACACCACTTACACAGGTGGTGAGTCATCATTATTAACTGATATGGAAACTGCATTCTACAGCGAAATTGCAGACCCAACATCATCAGGTGAGACATCATATTTTTGGGGTTCAGTTTCAGGTGCTACTTATACTGATGTCGTAAACGCAACTCCGAATTACTCATCAGATTCAAATATACTTGAGGTAAATGCAATTCAGTTTACTGCAAATACATTAACCGATTCAACGAATGACCCTTGGTACTACGCTTTATTTAGTGAAAGTGCTGATGTTTATACAGGTTACGGATTTGGTGCGGGTGTAACTGGATTAACCAATACAACAGGTAATGAATATAGTGGTACTGCAGCATTTTATGTTACTTCATATTCGGGTAGTCCAATCGACCAATACCACAACTTAGTAATTGCAACATTACGTTCAAGAGGTATTGCAACATATTCATCTGACGATGGTCCAGTATATCAAGTATCAGGATTAACTGATGTTGTTATGGATTGTTCAGGAGCATATTCAGCGGTGACTAAAAATCCATTTGCGACATTCTCTATTTCAGGTTTAACCGCAGGTGGTGACAATTTTGAATTTAAAACTTCTTTTGATATTTCAAAATCAAACTACATATCAAAAGTATTTGGTAAATCAAACTTTGCAAAACCAAGAACTGAGGTACCTTTATTCTTAGAAGAAGAATATTACACAATGTTAAACATTGGTTATAGAAAAGGTATGATTAGAGGTTTGGATTGTGACTTACTATCATTAGAAGGCGCAAGAACAGATACAAACAATACAGGTATTGGTTGGTATTTAGACCGTTACCAAACTCCTGAGACTCCATATGTTGTTTCTGAATTAAGAGGTAATACAGTTTATGACCTATTTAAGTTTATCACAATTTCTGATGGTAACTCAGCAAACAGAGAAGTAAAAATTTCAATCGCAAATATTTCATTTAACAATGGAACATTTGATATTATTGTTCGTGACTATTTTGATACGGACGCTAACCCTGTAGTATTAGAGAAATTTACTAATTGTTCTATGGACCCTAACCTTAATAGTTTTGTAGCTAAAAAAGTGGGTACATCTAACGGTGAATTTGAATTAAAATCTAAATACATTATGTTAGAAATCAACGAGGATGCTCCAACAGATGCACTTCCTTGTGGTTTCCGTGGTTATCAAACAAGACAATACTCAGGTGTTAAGTCACCATTCTTAGAGTATAAAACTAAGTATTATACTCCTGGTGAAGTTATCTATAACCCACCATTTGGTTCGGCTTCAGGTGCAGACAACGAAACAAGAGCTGCGGGTGATAAAGTAAGAAAAGTATACTTAGGTGTTTCTAACACTGTGGGTATTGATTCTGACTTCTTCCAATATAAAGGAAAACAAAACCCAACAAACTTGGCAACAGATACCTCGTCTCAACCGTGGGCATACCTTACAAAAGGTTTCCACATGGATTCAGGAGCAACTGTTGTTACAATTCCAGCAACTTACACGACTTCAGGTGAAACTGCTTTTGAAGTGGGTGATGCAGAATTTAGAAGTGAACCTCAGTTAGAAACTAACCCATACTTTAGATTAAATGCACGTAAGTTTACATTAGCACCGTCAGGTGGTTTTGATGGATGGGACATATACCGTGAGTATAGAACAAACGGTGATAGATTCCAATTAGGTGCTGCGGGTTACCGAGCAGGTGCTGCGGCATCAATCAGTTATCCAAACGCGACAGGATGGGGAGCGTTCAAACAAATTACAGGACCTAACCAAGAAACTTGGGGTAACACTGACTACTACGCTTACTTATGGGCACAACAAACATTTGCTAACCCTGAAGCAGTAAACATCAACGTATTTGTAACACCAGGTATTGACTATGTTAATAACTCAAACTTGGTTGAAGAGGCTATTGATATGGTTGAAACAGACAGAGCGGATTCAATCTACATCTGTACAACACCTGATTATCAAATGTTTACAAATACATTAGGTAGTTTTGATACTGACTTTATTTACCCTGAAGAAGCGGTAGATAATTTAGAATCAACAGGTATTGACTCTAACTACACTGCAACTTATTACCCATGGGTATTAACAAGAGATACAGTTAACAACACACAAATTTATATCCCTGCAACTGCTGAGGTTGTAAGAAACTTGGCGTTGACTGATAATATTGCATTCCCTTGGTTCGCATCAGCGGGTTACACTCGTGGTTTGGTGAACTCAATTAAGGCACGTAAGAAGTTGACTCAAGAAGATAGAGACACTCTTTACAAAGGTAGATTGAACCCAATCGCAACGTTCTCAGATGTGGGAACAGTAATTTGGGGTAACAAAACTACTCAAGTTAGAGAATCTGCACTTGACAGAATCAACGTTAGAAGATTGTTGTTACAGGCACGTAAGTTAATCTCAGCGGTGGCGGTAAGATTATTGTTCGAACAAAATGACGAACAGGTAAGACAAGAATTCTTGGATTCAGTTAACCCAATCTTAGATGGTATCAGAAGAGACCGTGGTCTAATTGACTTTAGAGTAACAGTATCTAATACACCTGAAGATTTAGATTCAAATACCTTAACAGGTAAGATTTATCTAAAACCAACAAGAGCACTTGAATTCATCGATATTGAATTCTTGATTACTCCAACAGGTGCATCTTTTGAGGATATTTAATAACTCATATATTTATAATATGGGGACTACCGAAATAGTGGTCCCCATTAGCCTTTTATTAAACGTTTAACTAAAAATAAGATTATGGAATTTAAAAAGAAAACTTTAAATGAAGCTATGGAGATAAAATCCAATGGCAAAAAGTCTTTTTCTGAAAAACCTCAGAACATTGTTATTTCTGAAGCACAATTAGAAAGATTAATTGAAAAAATGAAAAATAAATAAGATGTCTATTAGAAGAATCATAAAAGAGTTTTATGAAGAAAAACAACTTCGTGAAGGTTTTGACCCTGAAGGTAATCCTGATTTAAAGTATTATGCTTTTGATTGGGACGACAATATTGTGACAATGCCGACACAGATTATTCTTTTAAGTGAAGATGATGAAGAGGTTGGTATGTCTACAGAAGACTTTGCAGATTATCGTGCTTTGATTGGTAAAGAACCTTTTGAGTACAAAGACAAAATGATTGTGGGTTATGCAAATGACCCTTATAGAAATTTTGGTGTAAAGGGTGACAAAGCTTTTATTATTGATTCAATGATGGCATCTACAGGTCCTTCATGGGACGATTTTGTGGAATGTATAAACGGTGGTTCAATATTTGCTATTATTACAGCACGAGGACATACTCCTTCAGTTCTTCGTGAGTCGATATATAACTTTATTGTTACCGACCATAACGGTATCAGTAAGGAGACTCTTATTGAAAACCTTAAAAATTATAGAAATATGACGGGTGACGAAACAAAGGATAGTCAAAATATGATTAATGAGTATTTGGACCTTTGTAAATATTACCCTGTACATTATGTGAAGGGTCCGG